AGCGCCGCCTCGGCCCTGCCATCGTCCATCTTGCGCGCGAACAGTTGGGCTTTGCCCGGCCAGCGATTGATGGCGTTCGATCGCGCCATGTCCTTCATGTCTTTGACGGGCGGGATGCCGACGACGCGCTTCCATGTGACGGGGGTGATGAAGATGGTGGGAATAGCTGCGGCAGCGAGGACGCCACGAACAACACCTTTTGCATCTCCAAAGCTGAAAGCCCCGACAGCTCCCTCCATAGGTCGAGGACCGACGCGTTCAACAAAGGCTCGATCGGCGTGAGATTTGTAGACGATTTCAGCCAGGAGCGGAGCATTGATGGTTCTCCGTTTTGCCGGGCCATCGCGTAGGCACGGCATGTCGAACACGTCGACCAGCTCGCCCGCGTCGGTCAAGACGGCGAGCGCTCCGCCCGCGCCGATGTCAACGCCGAGAATTGTCATCGTCGACCGCTTCGTCTGACGGGTCCGGTTCGGCCGCCTCGCCCCGGCGACCGTCTCATGGGTTTCTCCGCGATCGACGCCTGCCTCGGCCGACGCCCTGCCGATGTCCTCGGGCGCGCTTGACGCGCGTCGTCGGTCGCTTGGTGGGGAGCCTGCCAGCGGGATCGACGCGAGAGCGCGGGCCAAGCCGCACGCCTTTCGCCATCACATCCTCCTGCCTTTGCGGTACGAATTGAGGCGAGGCGTCCACCGTGGCAGACGCCAGCCTTTAGGCTTGAGCTGCCTCTGCAAATTTTGCGTATTGCGGAGGCCAGTTCGGCGCATTGGCCTAACGGCGCTTACGAGCGCGGATGCGACGGGCGCGTCGCGTCTGTCGGAGCCGTTTAGCCATGGACCTTACCTCCGCCTGCCCCTTCGACCGCGCCGACGGCCACGTCGATCTTCGGTGAAGTCATCCCAATGCGTGTTCGGTCCCATGGCTCTCTCCTTGTTGCAGCAAGGCCACGCGGCGGACGACGCGACGTGGCGTCACCTCTCGTCTTTCTACGCTCCGTAGAGCGTTCTCTCCTCGGCGGCCAAGTGGAGCCGCTCGATCACAAAATCAGGCGAATTTGACTGCAAGTCAATGGCGGACCAAATTCCCGCACCGTGCAGCGGCGAAGGCAGAATGCCGAACTGTCGGCCGCGCGTCAGCTCGAAATCGACGTTTTCGACGCCGCCGGGGATGCCGCCGCCGCCGCTGGTGACGGTTCCCGTGATCGAGACGCCGCGTCCGTCATTGTCCTCGACTTCTGCATAGAGCCGCTTGACGTTCTTGAACGTCAGCGCCGACAGCTTGCCCGATGTCACGCGCAGTTGCTTGGTCGACAATCGCTTGACGAGCGTCGAGCTCGGGGCGGCGAACAGCCGATAGAGATGCGTTCCGTCGGTCCCGTAGGGCGTGATCGTGCTGTCCTGTTCGTAAGCGCTGATATTGGTCAGCTCCAAGCCCTGTGAGGCGACGGACCAAAATTCGTTGCCCTTGGTCGGGTGAAACATGAGCAACAGCGAGCGCGTGACGCCGAATGGATCGGTGAAGCGTCCGTTGAGGAGCATGACGCGGAAGCCGAAGATCGTCGCCGGGGCGAACGTGGGCAGATATTGCGACGTGTCGACGGTGTTCCAGATGTTCGTGATCTTGTCGCCGATCGGCACGGCTTCGCCGCCTTGCAGGATCGAGATGCCTGCGCCGTTGAACATGGTGAAATAGCGCCCCAGCCGTCCGATCGGACGCGGGAAGCGCTGCCCGACTTGCGGGTCGACGTTGAAGTAATTGAAGTCGGTCGTGACGGGCTGGGTGAGCTGGCCGGGCGTGCCAATCAGAGTGACGTTGTTGATGGCGTCGATCGAGCTGTCGCCGAAAAAATAGAGGTAGCCAGCGGACGCAGCGATGTCCATGAACGAGTAGACGAGCCGATCGCCGAAATAGCCGAAGCTGCCGCCGCCGTTGGCGGTCGAGAAATCAGCGCCGTTCGATGGCGCACTGAATGAACAGACATCCTTGCCGATGACCCAAAGGCGGGAGCTGTAAACCTCCATGCCATAGATGCCGGGGAGGCCGACGGGCATCGGCGGGATTGGGGCGGTCGGGTCTGTTTCGGCGAGGTCGGTCAGCCAATCGGGGGCGGGATCGCCGGGCGCCGAGAGGGTGACGCCGTCCCACGCGTACAAGCCACGCGGGCTACCGAACAGGACGCCGCCCTGCTGTCCGACTTGCGAGCCGACGAACGCCGGTCGCCAGACTTTGGCGCTCGCCCAATATTGCGGCGCTATCGGTTGCCAAGCAATCCCGCTCGCGCGGAGCCCCGTCGTCGCCGACGTATTAAGATCGACCTCGTCAATGGTGCCATCAGAAAGAAAAAACCAACCCATGGCGCCGGGAGGAGGAGCGCCAAATTGGCTCGTCTGGTTGCCGTAGAACCCAGTAAAGAACCTAAGAATGGTCGTGCCGGTCGGAGCGGTGTAAATGGGCGCGGACGGTCCCCAGCATGTGCGAAGATTGCCGGGGCCGACGGCGAAGAAATTCTCGTTCCACCACTCCTCCTGATCGTCGATCGAGCCGCGCTTGGATTGTTGGTTCAATCCGCGCCATTGCTCGACCGTCGTGATGTCAAAGGGATTGTCCGACTGTATGGCCATGTGTCACGCTAATGGGTTGACAGTCAACCCGATTGCGCTATGATGCACAGTCGGAGGCTGGAACATGTTGGACCTGATCGGCGTGGCGATGGTAACGGCTGGATTGCTGACTTGCACGGGCGGCGCCTTGGCTGTTTTGCCACGAAAGAGGAGGCCGCTGCTCATGTACGCGCTGGCGGCGCCCATCCCGTGGGCGCTACCGCTGGTGATGGCCGGACAGACCATTAGCTGGCTTATTCGGACTGCGTATCGGGGTCTTGCGGGTCTTTGAGCCGCCCGCGCGCCATCTTGCTGCGCGCCTTTTTCGCCAGCGCTCCGGCGACGGCTTGCTCGCCGACGGCGCTCGCTGTGTCGGCAGCTTCGCCCGGCGCCCAGAAGCCGCCGCCGCTTCCCATCGGCGGGTTGAGCGCCTTGTCGACGGCTTGCTCGCCCCACGCCTGCCCTCGGGTGCGATCGACTTCGGCGGTCGGCGACGGGGCGGTTGATTGCCCGACGGCTTGCTCGCCCCACGCCTGCGCGCGCGGATCGCGCTCGCCCTGAAACGCTTCGCTCTTGACGTTTAGCGTCGGGGGTTTTTCCAGCTCGCGCTGCACCGCGCCCCTGCCATAGTTCTGAGCGCGAAGGGCGGGAGCCGCCGCCGCTATGGCGTCAGGACCGGCCGCCGCTGGCGCGGGAGCTGCGGCGGGCGCAGCCGGGGCGGGCGTCCCCATGGTCGGCTCAATGCGCTGATTGAGACCGTAGGGATCCTCGGCCAGCAACCACGAGCGCATGAGCTGGTGCAGCCCGTGCATCTGTCCCGCGTCTTTCGCCATCACGCGCTCCTCATCGTTGCGCCGTAGACGTTCTGGATCATCTGCGGACAAACGACGGCTGCGCACATCGGAAGATCGCTGTTGAACAGCTCCGCCATCGCTTGCGCGTCCTCCTTCCGCTGCTGCTGGGTGAGCGCCAGCATCGCCGCCCAATAGCTCACGGCGTCGGTCCACGGATAGGGAATGGGCTCGAGGTCGTCATCGGTGAGCAACGGCTTGGGGATGATGGTGAGGTCGACTTCCATCGGCGCGGCGATCGACGGGATCGGCGCGAGGTAGAGCGCGGCCAGCGGGCCGACGCCATATTGCGCGTACCAGCCAGGCTGGCTGATCGTGCCGTAGAACGTCCCGCCATAGATGCGAAACCTGCCTTGGAAATCGGTCCACACGATGCGCTTCCAAACCGGCTTCCACGTTCCGCCGGTGATCGACCAGATGCCGTCGACGTCCTCCTGCCATTGGCCGCCGATGCCGATGGCGAGCGAGCGGCAGGAGAGGATCGACTGCGCCTGCGGGCAAACCTGTTGCACGAGCGCGTTCCATTCGGAGAACGGATAGACTTCGCGGTTCGGCTTGGTTTGCAATCCGGGCGGGATGAGGCGGATGCAGCCTGAGACGGCGGCGATGCGGCGGCGGGAGCGATTGATGAAGGCGTTAAGCTGCGGGATCGTGAAGAATTGCCCCTGAGTGTCGTTCAGGTGGCTTTGAACCTCACTGACATAAGCCGCTAGCATCAGCCATCTTTACCGCTTTTTCTTCGTCGGGGCGCGATGCCCGGTGCGGTGCGTGGGGGCGGGGGCAGCGCGGGAGGGCAGAGTATCGGGCGCGTCCTCCTCGTCGAGCGGCGGCGGCGTGATCGGGCCGACGGGCAGGCTGGACATGCTCGCTTCGCCGCCCGGCCCGGTCGCGGTGACATCGACGCCGATTAGGGCGCCTTCGTCCGCGCCGACGAGCGCATAGACCGCCCCGGTCGCGCCTGCGATCGGCGAGCCGTCGCGGGTCCACTCACGGGCGTAAGTCGTCGCGTTCGTCCATGTTCCGGTGGTCGAAGTCAGGTTCGAGCCGGTTACTGTCGTGCCAGTGACCAGTGGTCGCACGGTGTTGACCGGCGGCGGCTGGGTCGGCGGCGGGTTCCACGGCAGTTGCGGAATGGTCGGGACCGACGAATAGACGATCGGCGGCGGGGTCTGGCCGGGCGTCGACGGCAGAGGCGGCGGCACGGTCCCGATCTTGAAGATGTTGGCGAACACGATCGGCGGCGATGGCGGCGTGGTCGTGGTGTAGCCGGGGAACAGGGTCGCCGGGACGAGCGCGGTGCCGGGCGGGACGAACTGCGGTTGCGTGACGCCGGGAATGGAGGGCGGAACGGGCGCCGGGCCGACGGCCGGGCCGACGAGCGGACCTCGTGGAACTGTGACGGGTGCGGTGTTTGATCCGGTCGGCGGGAAAACCGGATAGCCGACGGGATTGGCGATCGGCGGCGGCGGAATGATCGGCGTGCCGGTGATGGGGCCTGCAGCTGGCACGGTCGCCGAGCCGCTGCTGAATACGGGCTGCGGGATGCCCGCGATCGAGGGCGGGACGGGCGCGGGCTGGATTGGGGGCGTGCCGTTGCTCATACGCTGTACGCCTGCGTTATGGTGGCGCAGCCGCTCCCGGTGATGACGACGTTCTGGCCGTCGGCGATGACGAGCCCTAACGCGCCGGATGGAACGAGCGTCGAACACGGCGCGGGAACGAACTGCCAGCCGAACCAATTCGGCGGCCGGCGCCCGGCGAACGGGTAGATGGGCGGTCCGGCGTCCCCGGTTTTGCGCTGCCAAGCCCGAAATCCCTCAAGCACATCGTCGAACCGACGGAAGGGCGGCGGGCCTTTCGGTGGACAACTAGTTGGCGGAACCGCGCCCCCGACTAGTCCAGTGCCGGGCGTTCGGGCTGGGTTGGAGGGGATCACGGGCGGGTAATACATGACGACGCGGTTCGAGCCGGTTGCGACGACCCACGCGCCGGTCGGGATCACGAAACCGTTACAGAAACACCCGACGTTGATCTGGCGCGGTTGTCCGAACGGCGACAGCGAAGCGCCGGGAGGTCCGGGCGGCCATGCGCTGACGGGGAGCATTTAGAACGGCGCCCCTCCCGTGATCCCGGTTATCTGCATCCCGGTCGATGGCTTAGAGCAGACCAAATTGAGCGCAGTAATCGAAAGACCCACGCTCGCGATCTGTCCTTGCGGGATGGTGGAGTACCAGCCGGTCCACGCAAAATTTGCATCTTCATGCACCACTAGTGTGATGTATTTTGAGTTGAAGCCGTAGGCGGTTCCTTGGGGGCAGTTGAGGTCGAAGAATATTGGAGTATCCCCCAACAGAAGCCCGCGAAAACCAGAATTAACAGGATCATCCTTACCCCAGCGGGAAGAAGGATCATTGTTGTAGCGCTCCACCGCCATGAAGTCGGTGAGGAGGGTCGTCCAATCCTCGACCGAACAGACCATGAAATCCAACGCTTCGCCGCCTGAGTTTTTAACCGCGGCGAGCATGTTGGGGATGAACGCGGCGCGGGTCAGGATGTCGCCAGCGCCTGCGACGACGAGCCCCTGCCAATCCGGGTAGGTCGCCCGACTGAGGCCGCCATAGGTGGGCGCGGTGGTGGCGTTGCCGTAGGCGTCCTGTAGACTGAACATCTGCAAGACGTTGACGCCGATCGGCGGGCCGAACAGCGCGGTTGTGAGCGCCTGCAATGACGAATTTTTCAGATCGTTGAGCTTGAGCATGAGGCGCGAGGCGACGGCGATCGCGTCCTGCGTCACGAGCTGTTCGAGGCCAAGCGAGCTGACCGGCGTGGCCAGCGCGCACATGTTAAATTCCGCATTGACGGTCGCGGCCACGTCCTGCGGCAGATTGAACTGCCCGGCTGGCCCGATCCAGCTCGATTGGACGTATTGCCCGGTCTGCACCGGCTGGGTGTACGGCGAGACGCCGCCGCTGGCCCGGATGGCGTTACGAAGGAGGAGGGCGAGGAGCGGATTTTGTTTGTATATTAAGATCACGACCATCTGCGCAAAGACGCGGCGGACGGTCGCTTGCAGTTCCAATCCGATTGGACCGGATGGAATAATACCCGCGCCAAGCAGGGGCATGGTTCATCTCCCTCGGGCGCGCTCCTCGTCACGGTGGATTGCGCCTAGGATTTCTTTGCGTCCCCACGCTTCCGGGTCTTTAGCGATTTCAGCGAACTCCGGGGCCTTTTCATGATGCCAAAACTGGCTGTCATGGGTCGGAGCTGACATCTGCGGGTTCTTGCTCGCCCTGTATTCGGCCTCCACTTCGTGATCGGCGACGGCTTTTTCGTGCATCCACTTTTCGAGGTCTTTCATCCCCTCGTCGGTGAAACCGTATTGTTTCTGGACCCGCGCGCGGCTGGCGTTCCACGCCTCGCGATCGGCGCGGGCCGCCGCCTCGGCCGCCTCGCGCTGTTTCTTCTCGTCCTCGGCGCTGAACCGTTGCTCGACCTTCTGCTCCAGATCGAAGTCGGGGATGGCGAGGTTCGGGTACTTGCGCTTGATGAGGCGCTTCGCCTCTTTGTTCAACTGCGGATCGTTATAAATGCTCTCGACGAAATCCGCCGTCATGCGCTTGTCTTGCAGGTATTTATATTCCTCGTCCGAGATGGTGCGCGGCATGGTCTAGCTCTTGTTGTCCTTGCCAACGACGGAAGGCTGCAACGGGACGCCGCCTTCGGGCTTAGGCACGACCTTGGGGATCGCGCCCCACTCGCTGACTTCCGATTGGGTGTCGACTTGGAGGATCGTCCTCGGCGGCGTCTCCGGGGGCGACGTGATCGGCGGGTCGTATGACCTGTTCTGTGCCATGTTTTCCTCCAAGTCTAGGTTAGACTGTCAACCCATATGGATTACACTAGCAATTCGCGCGGCTTGCGCCGGGTCATCGTCCCCCAGATGAAGCCGACGCCGATGACGAGCATGGCCCACGTCGACAACTCGGGCGTCGCGACGGCGGTCACAGTGCCGTCGACCGCGAGATGGATCGGCGACGAGCCGCTGACGCCCGACACTTCGGCGAAATAGGCGCCAGCGTTGAGGATGTCGGGGACGACGGTCGCTTCCTGTCCGCCGACGACGTTGTTGATCGGCGAACTCTCAATCAACGCGCCTGCCGGAATGAACAGCGGACCCGGCCCGGTCGAGGTCTGCGTACTGAGGGAGAGGACGCCGCCGACGATGCCGAGATTGCCAATGCCGCTGTCGGATAAACTGAGGGTGACGGTTTCCCGCGTCGGCAGGGTGAACTCGAAAAATTCGTTGAAACCGATGCTGGAGCCCGGCGTGTCATTCGCTGGAAGCGCAAGGCTTTCGTTGAAAACGCTGCCGACGTTCTCGACACTGACTTGAATTGCCGCTGCGCTGGGCGCGGCGGTCGCCGCCAAAATGGCGGCAGTCAAAAGCAATCTGTTCATGTCACGGACCCCTGCTCGAAATTGAGCGTGCTGTCGTAACACGAGGGTCAACTCCCCGGTAGGGGTGTGGATGGCATCGGAGCGCCGCCTTGGCCGCCGCCCGGCTGGCCTTGTCCGCCCGATCCCATGATTTTTTGCAGCAGCGCGTTCTGGATCGTGCGTTTGAGCTGGTCGCCGATCATCGTCTTCTGGATACCGACGGCCGGTCCCATGCCGCCCGCGCCGCCGAGATGGCGCGAGAGCTGGCTGATGGTGCGGAACACGTCGGAGTGGAGCTTGCTTCCCGGCTGCAATCCAAGCCCCGCCTGCTTCAAGGTTTGGATGGCTTGGATGATGAGGTTCATGCTGTCGGCTTGGTTGCCGGGTCCGGGCGCCGAGACTTGCGCGCCCATTTTCGAGCGGGCGAAGGCGGCGAGGTCGCCGCCCTGCATGGGCGCAGTGTCGCCCGGCGGCTGACCGCCAGTGGGAGGACCGGGAGGAGCGCCACCGGGCGGGGGCTGGTCTTGCCCCATCTCGGGATCGTCATCCGTTACGTCGGCCAATTCGCTACTCCCCTGAAGGCCGCCCCCGCGCGGTTGGGGGCAATGTTAACGGGGGCGGTCATCCCGTTTTGCGGTGTCTGCCCTAGGGGGTAAGGGCCGGGACGGCGGGAAGCTAGCCGATTATCGCATCACTGCAAAGTCGGCTTTCCCCCGCCTGCTTTCTTGCGCGAGCCGCCGCCGCCCGGTTTGATGCCCAAAATCTGCATCATCAAGCCTTCCTGCTTGTCCTCCTTCGCCTGCGCGGCTTGGGCTTTCTGCCGCTGCTTCAAGCGCGACAGAAGTAGCTCTGCGCCCGGCGGATGGAGCATGTGGATCAAATCCTCGGCGTCGATCGCACCCGCGCGAGCGAGCGCAATAGCGACCTGACGATTGTCCTCCGCGAAGGCGGGTGAGGCCGAGTGGCTGTCGACTTGGACTTGGAAATTGCCCGGAAGCTGGGAGAGGAGAAATTCAATTTGGCTGTCGGCTGTGGTGTAGATGAGGGCGTCCATGGCTTGCATGATGCGGAGCGCCAGCCACCCACAATCGGCGAGCTGCCGTTCGAGCGTCGCGGCTTGTTTGATGAGGTGGGGGGACGAAGTTCTAACCAAGGTTTGAGCATGGACGCCAGCTCGGACACCCGGCTCTCCCGATCCAGACATGATAGGCGAGAACCCAGATGCTTCATCAAACAATTTGAAAATAAATTCGAGTTCTTCCAAGTAGTTTTCCGGCGGCGGGTCCAGTAGTTTTGTCGCTTTTGCGTTAGGGTTTGGATCGTTAATGAAGCCTCCCTCGTTGACAATCTTAAAGTATTGTTCCTCGGTGACGGAGGAGAAGCCTGAGAAGACTTGAGGGGCGTTGACATTGCGATCCCACATGACTTTGATGTCGCGCATTCGCTTGTTCAGCATGTCCTGCAACATCTGAACGTCGGCGATCATCGAGCGGCCCCAGAAATAGCCGGGGGTCGGCTGCGGCTGCACCTTGACGAAGCTCGATTTGCCGGGGACGCGCGACAGGTTCCGGCGCGTGTCGTCGCCTTCGATGATGATCGGCTCGGCCCCGTAAATGACTTGGATCGTCGTCCAATCCTCGTCCCGGTCGCGGTCCTTGATCCACACTTCGCAGTGCTTGACGGTCGGGGCGAACGAGCGCTGCGGGCGCCACGGCGTGGGAACGGGAAAGACGTTGACGATACCCGCAGCGCTACTGGGGGCGTCGCCAACGTCGCCCAACGGTTGCAGCCCGCCCACAACCATTTGGTGAAAGTAGGTGGGCTCCTCCTCCTCGCGCATCGGCCCCGGCTGGCTGTCCAGCTTGGCCATGATTTCCTCGTAGCGCGGATGTTCGAGCAGCATCGTGCGCAGCCGCGACTTGGTCGGATAGCTGACGTGGCAGAACGCCTCTTGCTCGTCGAGGTTGAGGGTCGTCTCGGAAAGCACGCCGAAATTCTGCGGGTGCACGGGCGCGGTCTTGAAGGTGCCGCTGTCGCCGTCGGGCAGGACTTTGAGGATTTGACAGCCGTTCACGAGGCTCCAAACGACCGCCTCGGCGAAGGTGATATCCGCGTCAGTCTGCCGGAAATCCATCGACAGTTTTTCGGCCACGAGCTGCGAGCGTTCGAGGATGCTCTCGTCCTCGCCGCTGTCGTAAATGAGCTGGAAGCGGACGTCGGTCGGCTGCATGAGGAAACCGGCGAGCTTGTCGATGAAGGGCTTGGTTTTGTTGTAAAGCGCAGCCCTATTGTCCGTCGACCCCATGTAGTAATATTGAGCGGCGCGGGAATAAATCATCCCCCGCTCCTCGGACGACGCCATGCACTGGTCGATCATCTCTCGTATCCAGAGCTTGAGGTCGTCGGATTTCGACGGGATTTTGAGCGCCATGGGCCGCGATCACTTGCAGCAAGGGACGCAATCGCCCGGCTTTTCCGGCCCCTCCGGATAGGGCGGCTCGGGCTCGGGCTCGGGCGTGATGTTCCGATTGGCGAACCAATCCCGATAAACCTGCTGCATCGCCGTGTCGCGCGACAGGCAGTCAGTCGACTGCTCCTGACAGCTCCAAGCGTAGGCGTATTCCATCATCGGGTTAGGCAGACGCTTGTGCCAAGTGTCGAGGATTTTCTGCGTCTGCGCCACGGTCGGCATTAGGAACACGCCGCCGGTCGCCTCGGTGCGCCAGCCAGCGAACGCCTGATAGGTGGGAGCTAAATTGGCGGTCGGGATGTGCTTCTCGGCGGCGTCGACATAGCGGTCGACCATCGTCCAATCGCACCCGTCTTCCATGCCGGGATGCCCGACGAAATCAGACCGGCACATGTACGAGCCGACGCCGAAGACGTCGATCCCGGTATTGCCCGGATAATAATCGTCGTAATTCGGAGCTTTCTGCCCGTCGCTGTTGCCCATCTTGATATAGGTTTTGGCGGTCGGGATGATCGATTTGATGTAGCGCGTCTCGGCCAGCAAATTGCCCGGCGGACAGGGCGGCTTGCCGCCGTAGCCCTTCACATAAGGCTCGTCGATCAGGTAAAATCCCCAGAGCTTTTCGTTGCCCCGGAAGGGGTCGACGAAGGCGCGGAAGGCTGACGTGTCGCCGCCGCAGCCGATCGAGCTGGACACGTACACCAGCCCCAGCACTTTCTCGGGCAAGCGGTTGAGGTTGCTGACGCTGTTCACGTCGGCGAGGTTGAAACCAACCGGCCCCGGCATGTACTCGCCGTTCACCAGATTGCCGCCGGACGTGAAGTGCATGGTTGGAGTTTGCGCGGCGGCTGGCGTTGCCAGCAGAGCCAGCGCGAGAAGCCAGCGTTTCAATCGTTCCTCCTACCAGACTTTGATAGCCCGCCGCCTTGACGCCTCAATTAGGTCCGGTTGCGCCCCGCTGGCAAGATTGGCCTTGAGCATGTCGAGCCCGTCGAAGCCGCCATTCTCGCGCCGGTTCTGCTTGCCGATCGCGACGGCGGTTTCGATTGCGCCCTGGATTTGGCCGCCCCACGTCGATTGCAGTTGGCTCGCCGATTGATCCTTGTAGCGGACCTTGGGCGTGCCGCCCTGCCGGTTGTCGAACTGGACGTTGGCGACGTTGTAGTCGTTGGCGATGATGTCTTCGGCGACGCGGTGCGCTCTCATGCTGACTGAGCCGCCGATCGCGGGCGCCTTGAACTCCTGCCCCATGCGGGCGTCGCAGTTCTCGCAGCTCGGCGGCGGCGCGTCCCATTGCTCGGCCGACAAGACAACTTCCATCCGGTGGCTGCAATCGCGACACATGTAGGTCCGCATGATCGGCATCTTACTCGCCTTCGCAGCGGCTCGCATGGCTGGCCAGCAGCGAGGCGAACGCCATCGCTTTGCCCGGCCTAATCGCGAACCTCGCGACAGGTCTGCCGAGTTTGACGTGAACGAGCCTGCCGCCGTCGCCAACGCCCATTTCCAATTCACCTTCGTCTGGTTCTTTGGGTTTGAAGTTGAACTGCGCGCCGTTCGGTCCCTCTTGTTCTTTTTACAAACGAAGCCCAACAGCCAGAGGATGAGGAAGATCACGAGGATGACGCCGACGATCCCCAAGCCGGGAGTGCCGTAGCCGTAGCCATACTGCCAGTTCGGATTGAAGCGCGGCCCGGCGAAGCCCCCGAACAGGATCAGGATCAGGAGGATGACGACGACGATGCCGAGAGGGCTTCTCACGGGCGGCGGCCAATTCCAACCGGCGGCGCCGCGACGCGCGCCTCAAGCTTTTCAACGCGCTCGATCAAAGCGACGTGGCTCGTGAACAGGGCGTCGAGGCGGTCGGCCAGAGAGTTGCCGCTCGCGTTCGTCTGCGGTGGCTCCTCGATCACGGGCGAGGTCGTTGCGTCCTCGCCGGGCTCGGGCGGCTCGGGCTCGGGTTTTGGTTTCGGCTTCGGTTGCGTCGCCATCATTATGTCCTCCAAGTCGCTGCTTTCACGCTCCACATCTGCGCCGTCTGCGCCTCGGTGATCGCCACCGAGTACATGCGTTTGACTTCGGGATCGGTCGCCGCACTGCGCAATTCGTTGCAAGCGTCGATGAACTCGGCTGCGCGCTGTTTCAACTCGGCCACGGCGTTGTCGCCGCTCGGATTGAAGGTCAGCCCGACGGCGCGCTCGCCAAACGACTGTTCCTTGTCCATCAGAAAACCTCCTTGCGCCGCCCCGCGTTCTGATTGATCCGGCGGATGTGTTCCGAGAACGCGAAGGATAGCACCGTCCCGGCATTTTGCGGAGGCGGATCGCCCTTCACGCTGTCCCACGTCAGTTTGCGGGCGATCAGTCCCGGCCGACGCCACTCAATCCACGTGTGATGCGCCAAGGTGACGGCGCTGACAAGATCGTCGTTCTCTCCGGTGTCAGGCCCGGCCCCTAACCAGCCGTCATCTTCGACGATCGCCTGCAACTGCTTGACGAGCCGGATCGACCGCAGCTCGATCTGGCGCAGCATCAGGCTGTCGCGGAGCGCCGAATAGATCGCCTGCTTGTTGTCCTGATTGGTTTTCCAGTTGATGACGTTGCCAGCCCCGCCCAGCGTGTCGGCGCGCTTGTAGAGAAACCAACGGACGGCTCCAACCATGTTGAGAATGCTGTCGCTGCCTTGCTCGGCTTGGATGATGCCGCGCTGCGCGAGCTGGCGGAGGTTGCGCACTTCGGGGATGACGGCGGCCCCGACGCCTGAGACTTCGACGTTCGCCAGATGGTCGCGGTATGCGCCGCACAGGTGGCAAAGCACCCATGCGAACTGATAGGTCAGAGGCTTGTTCGATTGGAACTCGGCGACTTGAACCAATCTGTCGGCGTAGCAGCGCAGGACTTGCAGCGAGTGGTCGTTAGCGTCCCCCCCGCCGCCCCCCGACGGATCGCCGCCGATGACGTACACGCCCGCCGGTTCCGGCGGCTCCCACACCCTTAGCTGCACTTCGTCTTTGTTCGTCGTCTGCACGATCGACGAGCCAAGAAAGGCGTCCTCGAAGTTGTACTTGTAGCCCTGGTACGGCGGTCCCTCCGCTAGGCTCTCCGCCAGTTCGAGCGTTCGTGCTGCTGGGAAGAAAGACGAGCCCGAAGCGATGAAGCATTCCCGCTCGTTCCACGGATAGTGACGGAGCATATATTCCTCCGCCCGGAACTCCGCCTCGCGTCGCCACCACGCCACTTGCTCCGGTTTGACGATGATGTTGTAGCGCGCTCGCACGTCGCGCGCTCTGATTAACTCCTCGTCGTCCAGCCTGCCGTCCCAATAAACTTTGTAGTCGGGATCGGACTTGTCAATCGAGTAGGTTGGATTGGCCCAGAAGCCGACGAAAATGAACCGCATGTGGCGGTCGCTCTTGGCTTGCTGGCAATGGTTGTAAAACCAATTGAAGCCGTTTGCGATGCTCTCCCAAATGTAGAGCCGGTGCGGGTTGACGCGCGCCAACGAGGCTTTCAAGCTCTCGACGCCCGCTAGCGACTTCCATTGGCCGCACTCGGTCATGTGGCACATGTTGAGGGCGCGCGAGGCGCCAAGGTCCGGGTTCGAGGCCGCCGCCATCAAGTCGATCACGCTGCGGTTGGCGAACGCCATGCCGTTGCGGTTGTTCTGGATCAGGCGGTGTTCGGAGCTGCGCCACTCGGGCGGCAAAGTCTCGAGGAGCGCGGCGAAGATGCGCCGCAACCGCTCAAGGTTGTCAGTGCGGTCGGCGATGATCGCGCCTTGGACGCCGGGATTGGCGAGCGCCCAGAACAATTCGATCACGCTGCAAACGGTCGTGATCGCGACTTGGCGGCATTTCAAGACGACGAACTCGTGGACGCCCTCGTTGAGCCCCTTGGCGACGGCGTCAATCACCAGCCGTTGCGACAGCCACGGCTCAACGTGGGTCCGCCCTTCCTCCTTGGTGTCGATTTCGACGGCGTTGAGGAGGTCGTAGATGCCGGTTCGGATGCTTGGCTTAGTGGCCATGCAGTCCGGGCTCGTCGGTCGCCATCGGCTGCGGCTCGCTGTCATAAATCATGTCGAATGACAATTCCATGATTTGCAGCCAGCGCTTGCGATCGTCCTTCGAGAAGTAGTCGCCGGGCGGGGGCAAATGCTCAAGCAAGGCGTTTATGATCGGGTCCAGCTCCATCCCGTTGTCGTGGTTGTCAGGCTCGATTTTTGTTTTCGGCATTGGTTTCCTCTCTAGGCGGGTCCAAGGTCAACGATGAGGATTTGCGAGCGTCGCGGGCCAGTGCCGCCAAGGATGGTGAGCGTTGTCGGCGCTCCGGTGAGGGCAAGCGAGGTCACTTCAACCGGAATGGTGACGGCCCCGGCTGCGCCGTCATAGTACAGGTTGCAGGAAAAGCCGACACTCTCCCCTCCGGGCGTCACGCCGAAGCCAAACACGCTGCGCTCCGCGCCGCCCTCCGCTAGCCTGACGCCGATGCTGGCGACGTTGTTCACGCCGCTGGTGTTGCAGTTGAGCGTGATTTGAACCCGCGACAAGCCGGTGCGGGTGAGGATGAACGGCACGCGGGCCAGTTCCTGCCAAGATCCATCGCTGGACACGGGAACGTCGTCGGGGAGGTCATAGAGAACAGTTGGCGCACGCGAGTTGAGGATTGCGCCATCCACATAGTTTTTGTTGGCTGCGTCGGTTGGCAGGATTGCGTTGCCGATAGCAGTGACGGGATTGCCGCCCATGCTCAACGGTCCGGTGAATAGAACGCTCCGGGCGTTCCCGTCGAGCAACATGAGTGGATAGCCGAGCGCCATGAAGGACAGCGAGTCGCCCTGTCGATAGAGACCGGTTGTCCCTTCGCCCACAGCGATGCCGAGATCATTGATCCCGCTTCCCGCCTTAGCGGTCAATGTGCCGGTCATGGTCCCGCCTGAGATTGGCAGGAAGCCGCCCGCGCCCGCTTGCATGTAGCGTGCATCGCCTGTGCGCAGGTTGAGGGCGTCGTCATTCGCCACCGGATCGCCCACGGCGTTGAGCGCTTTGCCGGTGAAATTGACCGGAACGAAATAGGCGGCGAGCGACGGCTGGATCTGCGCCACGATTGCGCCAGCGACGGTCGTCACCAAAAGCTGGCTGCCGCCTTTGTAGAAGCCGGTCGTGTTATCGCCGATGCCGATGCCCGGATTGGCTGCGCTGCCGCCGTCCCGCGTAATGAGCGTGCCGGTCATCTGGCCGCCCGCCTTGTCGAGGTAGTTCCCGGCTGGCGCAAAGACCCCGGCTAAATCCGTCCAGCCCGTCGTGCCGCCGCTGCGCGAACGGGCGTACATGCCCTGTCCGACCGGGACTTCGGGGACGTAATCCCCGGCGGTCTGGAAGTTCGCGAGCACGTCGTCGAGCGAAATCCACGTGATGTCCGATCCGGCGCTCGCCCGCGCCCAGCCGTAGGTCGAGCGGCGCGCGGTCGCGGCTGGCGCTTCCTCAACGACGGGTTGCCATGTGTACTGATAGCGGCCGTAGTAATTATTATCGAAGGGCGCCTCGGGGATGTTGACGAGGGCTTGGGTGTAGCTGTCGCCGTCGCGGCGTTGCCAGCGCCCGGCCATGAAGCCCTGCGCGATCGTGGGCTCGTTGGGCCAGCCGGTGAGGACGGTTTCGCGCTCGCTTTGGAGCTTCGCGAGTTCGTGTTCGAGGCGGTCGATCCGGGCGGTCAGCTCGTCGGTGTCGCCGTTACTCATGGTTGTCGCCTGCACGTTTTGCGTGTTAACAGGCTTTTTTAGCGCCGTTCCCGTCACGGGGGAAAGGGCGTTACTCCGGGTCAGATGCCGCCGGGTTCCCCGCCCGGCGGCCTTTTTATGTCAGAACGGCTCGGGCATCTGACGCGTTGCGTAGATGCCTAACGCGCCGATCAGCATGGTCAACGCCCAAATCCAAGTCACCCACATCAAGACGTTGAAGTCGGCTGGCTTAGAGACGGTGCGCCACCATCCGGGGAAATCGAGCCAATGCCAGAGCGTGAGCATGGGTTACTACCGGCAGTCGACGTAGCAGTAGCCGGTTCCCCACGCGCCGTCCCGGCAAACCTCGCGGCAATGAGTTCCCGCCAATGCGGCGGAGGTTCCGATTGCGAGCGCAACGAGGGCGAATAAAAGTTTCATTTGCCTTCCTTTCTTTGTTGTAGGCTGTCAAGCCATACGCTTTACGCTGCGTTTGTCAATCCAGCTTGTCGCCAAAGGTGACGCCCTTGCCGAACTGCCACTCGAAAGCAACGCTATCGTCGTCACGCGCGATGATGTGAACCTTGCGGATGATGCCGATCTGTGCGTGTCAAGCTCCTTACATGACGCCTTATGAACGATTGGTCATCGCCCTTCGACACGGCGTCCTTGTACGGAGGAAGGCAATGCAAAGGTTCCATTCGGATGTCGTCACACTGTCCGCGCGCAGGGCGGACGAAGATCGGTTCACTGTGGTTCCGATTGAGGCGGCCGACGCAATGAGTGCGGCGCAACGGATCGCGGAGATTGCTGCGCGTCGCCGCTACGGGGACGACGGTTCCGTTGGCTACGTCTCGCCCGCAGCGCTTGTTCACAATATGCAGGATGGTTTTTATCGCGCGACGATTGGCGTTCAGCATCCAGCCAATGACGGGATCGTTCTCAAGGGCGTGACGATTTCAATTCACGTCTGGCCCACGGATTAAGCACCATTTTTTTATGTGAAATTATTTGAAAACGATCTGTGATTTCTCGGGTGAATTATAGGGTTGACTGTCAACCCCTATACATGACATACTTATGGCGCGGGGATCGCACACAGCGGTCCTCGCGCTCTCTAACGGAAGGCAAATCCGATGAAAACGAAACTACTGTTCGACGCTGGCGACATCGTCAACGTCAAGGTCAGCTATCCCTTCAAGTACGAAGGCAAGGGCCAAATCGTCGCCATGCGACATGCGGTCGGGAACACGCGCACGGGCTCGTTGAGTTGGGGCGCGGACATCCTCTTGGGGAACGGGCGCGTCATATTCGCGTACCTCCACGATCTGGCGAAAGACAACGCGGACAAATTGGAGGCGCTCCAATGACCGACGCAACGCAAGAGGGCTTCGACAGCTCCTATGAGGAGCTGAAAGCGCAAGAGGCGGCCGACGCTGCTGACCGGCTCAAGCGCGGTCAATCGTGGGACGATTGGAACAAAATCGGTGTGTTCCTCAACATCGGCCGCAACAAGGCAATGTTGCGCGCGGGAACCAACGAACCAATCGGCGCGCGTTACATCAAGGCGTTTTCCGAGTGGATGGCGGTCTATCCTTGGATCGGCGAAATCGACAAGGCGACGCGCACACACGCGATGTGGTGCGTCGACCATGGCGACGAGCTGGTCAAGCTTCGCGAGAACATGGGGCTAACCCAGCGGCTCGCAGCCAACCATCCAACCACGATGCGCCGCAAGTGGGACAAGGCGAACAAAGAAATCGACAAGCCCGCGTCGACAGGCGTGAAGGAAACCAAGGCGCAACAGATCGGCCGCGAATTGGAGGCGATGGCGGCCGAACGCGACAAGTGGAAGCGCGAGGCGGAGAAAGACGGTTCGCTATTCGACTTGAAACAAGACCCGGCGCCGTTAATCGCCAAGGTGATAGTGGCGCACGTGACGCCGTACAAGGTGGGCGAGATTTTGAAAGCGCTCACGGCCGAACGCGATCGGCTCAAGGCGGTCAAGAAACAGGCTGGTTGACAACTTGCGCCTGTCATGTATGGTACATGACAGGCGCACTTTTGCGCCGCAAACCAACGGAAGGCAAAACCGATGTCTGCATATGTCGTCGATAGCCAAACCATTGACACGCTGATCGCTGGCGCGTTGCGCGCCAAGCTATTCGGCGAGAACGAGGCAACCGAAAAAGGACAAATGCTTTGGCGCGAGAACGTCATCAGCGTCTCATACCGCTACAATCTGCCCTCGCGCGACGCGACAGAGCTTGCCCAATACGAGGGCGATGTCGAAGCTTACGAATATGCCCCTTGTGACCCGACCGGCGAAATGGTTGTCCGGGCGATTGACGAATTGGACTATCAATCGTGCGAACATGATGGATGGCAGGCGAGCGCGGCTTATGCGCTGCTGGCGAACCTTCGCATTGCCTTTCCGCCGCCGCCGCCGCGCGGCTTGTCGCGCGTCCAAGTCAAACCTTACATGTGGCGCGGCACGTTGAACGGGGTTTGACACGGCCCGTGTCATGTATTAGGGTTGACGGCGCGGCATGTGTCGCGCCGTTTTCACGATGGAAGGCAAACCCCGATGAAAAATTTCAAACTGAGCGGCATCAAACCTCGCCTTGTTGGCGGAACCTTGTTCGTCGCCTTGCCTGTCGAATTGCAGCGAACAATCGAAGGTGGATGCAATTGTCCAGAGTGCAAAGCCCATCCGGACAAGACGCCAATGTGGGACACGCTGGCGATTGACGCCAAGGCGCAGCGGCACACTTGGACGGTTCATTACCCCGAACTGCGCGTTTGGCGCTAAACCAATCGTCGCGCGTTAGAGTTGACACTGGCGAAGTGTCATGCTAGGTAGATGACAGCGCCGCAATGTCGCGGCGCTGTTTTCACGTTTGGAAGGCAAACCAAAATGGCACACTGCATTGAAAACCGTGACGGCGTCTATTCCTTCGCGTTCACTGGCGAGCGCTCGGAGATTTGGCACAGGCTAGGGCAGGAATTGGACGCGAGCGCGACGCGCGAGGAATGGCTTGACGCCGCTGGCATGACGTACAGCGTCGAAAAGGTTCCGGCGATTGCTTCGCTCAATTCCGCTGACTTCGATCATATCGCGCCGGAAAAGAGGTTCGTGGAAACGGACAAGAGGTTCCTAGTCCGACAGGACAATGGCCACGTTTTGGGCATTGCGGGCGAAGGCTACCAGACCGTGCAACCGGCCGATGTCTGGAGCTGGTTTGAGAACTACATCACAGTAGACGACAGGTTCCATATTGACGCCGCTGGCGTGCTAGGTTCCGGCGAAAGATTGTGGATCACGGCGCGGTTTAACGGTTCGTTGGAAGTGGCGGGCGATCGCCACTTGGCGCGTCTGCTCATGTCGACATCGTTCGACGCGTCGCAAGCCACAAGAAACGAGGCAACGCTAACGCGCGCCGTCTGCGCCAACACCTTGCGCGCCGCTCACATGTCGGCGAAAGCTCTGGTTAAGACGCGGCACAACACGCGTTTCAACGGCGCGCAAGTGGCGCGTGAGCTCGGACAAATCGCGCAATCCTTTGCCGAGTTTAAGGCGATGGGTGACGCGATGGCGCAAACCAGCATGACGCGCGACACTATCCAATCGTTCTTTGCGACGCTGCTAGGCGTGGCGTCCGACGCCAAGGCGTCGGACATCTCCACCCGGACAAAGAACATTGCTAGCGATTTGGCGTCATCCTACAGGCGAACGCAGCATGAGCGGAATTCCGATCGCCATGACGTTTGGACGGCGTTGCAGGCAGTGACGCGCTATGTCGACCATGACCGCAGTGTGCGCAATGCCCCGAACGAAGTTGTCGGGCGGTTCGATAGCGGGACGTTCGGGTCCGGCGATCAAATGAAGGGTAAGGCTCTTGAGTTGCTTATGCCGCTGGTGGACCCAAGCTTGTTCCGCGAGAAAGTGTTAATCCCCGCGTGACGTTATCCAACACTCGGACTAAGGGCGCCTTTACGGCGCCCTTTTTTTATGTCATGTATGGCGCGTGACATGGCGTCACAATGGAAGGCAAACCACATGGACAAGCTTGTAACTCTCACTTTGACCGATAGCGATTGTTTGAACGTGCGCCTTGCGTTGAACGCGACCGCGATGGAATGGGGCGATAAGGCGAGCGCGCATCGCGCCAAGGGCGAAGACTTTGACGCGCGCATCTGTGAGAACATTCGGTCAAGTTACCATCGTCTATGGGACGCCGTGAACGCGGCGCAAGAGGCGGCGCCAGACGCGCGTCTGGCATGGTTCGATGAGGACCGCCAGGCGCCCCCGCCCGCAGCGGCGCCGCCAGCGACATGCTGCCAGTTCCATATGAGCGGCGGTGAACGCGACTTGTCATGCGGCGGTGACTTCGCGATTGACCGCACGGGGCCGAATGCGACGCGCTAGAGGCGGATATTCCCTACTAATCCGATAGGCGTTTAAATCGCCTAGGGCGCCCACTGAGGCGCCCTTTTTTTTCGCCATAGCGCGGTGTCTAATTTTCTAGACCCTACTCAGTGACGCGCCTAGCGTCACCGTTCCCCACATACCTTTCGCGTGAATAGCGATTTTCCCGCCATGTCGACTTGCTCCGAATTG